ATCTTAGATTGAACCTTGGTTAGGTTTGGTTTCATATCGCTCTTAGTTACTTTCTTCTCACCACACTTGAAGCACACGCTACCCCAGTCATAGTATGTAAGTGCATCACTACTACCACAGTCAGGACATGGTTGATGTGCCTTGAGTTGCTCAGCCATTGTTCTTCTCCTTTAGTTTGGCTTCAATGGCTTTACCAAATGACTTGATTCCAAAATTACTGCCATGCTGATAAAGAAACTTGTCTGCATAGTCATAGATTTCATCATCCGTCAGCCCAACCCATTCAGGCTGCGCTAGTCGGTCACGCAGGGCTTCTAAAAGGACACGAATGGCATTGTTGTTGACAGGAATAATCGCTCCCGGTCTAAGCCATTGTTCTATTAGTTCACGGTCTGTCATGGTGTAACCTTACGTCGTGGTCGTTCAGAGTCTCCCAGAATATATCCATGAAGTGCTCTGCATCATGGGTTCCGGTGTACTTCATCTCATTCCTAAAGGCACTAGATAGCGCCTCAAGTGCGTGCTTAAACTTCACCCCCTGCACCGCACAATCGTACTCATACTGGTCATCTGGTAGGTTGAATATCAGCTTTGCCTTCATCGTCTTCCCCTTCTTTTAATTCGTAAGCCCAAAATGTAAACCCGCACTTAGTGCATATCCGATAGGTCGAGACAAGTAGCGGGGTAGTTTTGATTACTTTTGTGATTCCTGCTTCTGTTGGAGCTTCGCATTTCGAGCAGTCCATATCCGCATCATTTCTTCGTGGAGCTTGAGGTAGGCTTCTTGCCCACGGATTTCCCTGATTTGCTCGAGGTACTGGCGCCTAGTGTTCTTGGTCTTCTTCTTTTTGAAGACCCAACAGGCTTCGCCGTAGAGGAAATACTCTGCGGAATAATTGCCAAGGGTTCGGCCATCTTCCGTGGTGATGAGTCTAGCCCCAGTATGGATTTGATTGCACGCAAAACAGACCAGTCTTTCATCTCTATTCTCCTTATTCCCACTTGGGGAGTTTGATTGCATATCGTTGGAATGAATCACAAGTCTTACCCGATGTTGGCTTGTCGTAAAACCCGCACCACAAAAACGTGTAAGGCCCAGAGCTGTGGTAACACTCTACACAATGCCTTGTTTTTTTGTTACACACAACTGGCATATCCACCTTTGCCTCTGGTTGTTGTTTGTCACCTTCCATACACCCCCCTTCGCCACTTGGCTGTGCTGACAATTGCTACACCACCGCTTGCCCGTTATCGACTCCACTACCTGAGTCATGCTCTTGAGATTTTTGTTCGTTATTGACATCTATTGATTCCCTAATTGCAAACACCAAAGTATCTAGCGGTACAACCGCACGCCAAGGTTGACCGTTCTGGCGGAATACCACAATAGGTACTTCCCCTAACCCGCAGGTTGCCTCTACCTGACGCACCCAGTCCATCACCGATAGGCGCTCATGTCTCTTAACTTCAATCTTATACTTGCCTACCTGTATGTCATCCCCACCATCCCGGGCCTGCCCTAGCTTGCGCTTGACCACAAAGCCAAGCTGGTCAGTTAGTAGCTGGGCTAGTTCGTTCTCCCCACGGGCGCCCTTTTGACGCCTTCCACGGCCTTTCACTTCGGCCCCAGCAGTTTGTCCAGCCGGGTTGTAACATCCGAATAGCGGGGCTGTAAGAAGGCTATGATGGCCTCATCTACAAGGCTGGCCCGACTGCGGCGTTGGTCTTCGGCGGCCCGGTCTAGCAGCTCTCGGGTGTACGGTCGAAGCCGGACTATGAATGTGTTGTACTTTCGCAGCGGTTGCATACCATCTCCTATAAGGGTAATCCATTATATCATCGAGATTGCATTGAGCAATACAGTTGTGGTACATTGAGCTCTCGATAAATCTTAACTACCGTTTCAGGAGATTAAGTCATGCAGAAGATAGTTGCGTATTACCGTGTATCCACAGAGCGCCAAGGCCGCAGCGGACTAGGGCTAGAGGCGCAGATGCAAGCCATCAAGAATATCCCAGATACGATGGTACTGTACTCATTCGTTGAGGTTGAGTCTGGCGCAGACGATGAGCGCCCAGAGCTGGCCCAAGCAATCAACTACGCTCAGCGCCACAAGCTACCGCTTGCCGTGGCCAAGCTAGACCGGCTATCAAGGGACGCAGAGTTCTTGCTACGGGTTCGCAAGATGGGCATCAAAATAATCATTGCCGATATGCAAAACCACAGCACCCTTGAGTACAACATACGGGCAGTCATTGCCCAAGAAGAACGGGAAAAAATTTCAATCAGAACAAAGGAGGCGTTAGCCGCAGCCAAGGCCCGAGGGGTAAAACTTGGCAACCCACGTCTGGCAGATTCGGCAGGCAAGGGCAGGCAGACGTTAGCTCGTAGGGCTTCTGACTACGCCAAGAAGATTGGCGTCGTAGTCAAAGACCTTGAGGCACAGGGCATCAAGTCGCTCAACGGCGTAGGTCGTGGGCTAGAAGCAAGGGGGATTCTGACGCCCCGGGGGTGTAAGAACTGGTCGGATATGCAAGTCTCACGTTTATTAAAAAGGGTAAGAAATGACAAACCTGAAGCTAGTCAAAAGCAAGCCGCCTAGCAACGTGGCTCAGCAGATGAGCCTGTTGACTGGTAAACCGTACGTTCTAGCCGAGCGTACAGACGTTGTACGTACATTCAAACAACACGGATGGGTTCCACCATCACAGAAAGGGGAAAAGAAATGAAGGGATACGGGAAGGTAACGCCTGATACTATGCTGTCGTGCAGCAGACTGGCTGCCGTTGCGGGTAGGTCTAGGTATTCAACGCCAAACGACGAGCTACGCAAGACCATCGACGCCTTGCAGTTGGTAGAGCCGGAGCCATTTGAGTCCGAGGCTGCCGACTGGGGGAACCGGCTTGAGCAGATAGTGCTACGGGAAGCTGCGCTGCGGCTGGGCATAGAGAAGTTAAACCTAGACCACCCCAAGCCATACTTCCATTCCTCTTGGCAGCTATGCGGTAGCCTAGATGGTAACGCAATGGGTACGGGTCACTTTATCAAGCATGACCCAGCCAACGGTATCTTTGTGGTGTCAGGCAAGGGGGAGATCAAGCTCGATGGCGTCGGGGTAATGGAAGCCAAGGTAGCTGGTTGTAGCCCAGAAGATACGCTGCCCCTGTATCGTGGGCCGTTACAGCTCCAAGGCCAGATGTCTATCCTTGATGCCAAGTGGGGGTGTGTAGCGGTACTCTATCAAGGGATTGCCATGCGGCTATTCTTGTTTGAGCCGCACCAAGAAAGCCTACTGTTCATTGAGCATCTATGCCATGACTTCCAGCGTCGGGTTGACCATTGGAAAAAGACCAACGAAATCCTTTGGTATGAGCCACAGCACACCGACGATGCAGCTAAGTGCTGGCCAGTAGCAGACGATGGGGATGAGCCAGTCGTGCTGCAAAACGAGGCGGTGACTTGGGCTGCCGAGGTTGTAGAAGCCAAAAAAATTATCAAGGAAAAAGAGGAAATCATTGAGAACCGTCAGACAAAACTGATGGCTCTCATGCAGGGTAAATCAAAAGCCGTGGCTGGTTCGTATAAGGTGTCGTGGCCAATGCGCCACTACAAAGCCCAAGAGCAAAGGGTTATCCCGGCACGTGATGCCTACTCTATCCGTCAATCTTCTGTCTCAGTAAAGGAATAACTATGAGCAACGTAACCGTACAGCCGCAGGTGCTAGACCCTGCTATCCAAGAATCAATCGTTCTCAAGGGCGACTTGTCTGGCTTGAGCCCCATGCAAAAGAAGGACTACTACCTGTATCGCTGCCAGCAGGTAGGGCTTGACCCGGCTGCCAAGCCATTCGACTTACTGACCCTGAATGGCAAGCAAGTCCTGTATGCCAACGCTAGTGCGACGCAGCAATTGTCTAGCGTGCATAAGCTATCAACGCAGATAACCCACCGTGAGAATGTTGGCGACATCTACATTGTGTCTTGCAGGGTAACGGGTTCCGATGGCAGGGTGTCCGAGAACCAAGGCGCAGTCAACATTGGCGGGTTGAAGGGCGACCATCTGGCCAACGCCGTACTCAAGTGTACGACCAAGGCTATCCGCCGTTCGGTGCTGGCTCACGTCGGCTTGGGTATGCTAGACGAGACAGAGGTTGAGACAATCTCCGAGGCACGCAAGGTCAACAACCCGCTAGATGAACTGCCAAAGCCACCCGGTGCGTTCGGCAGCGCAATCAGTAACGTCGTGGCCAGCGCAGTCCAGCAAGCCAAGAAGGATGAGGTAGCCGAGGCAGTCGAGATACCAGTAGGAACTGTATATACACTAACCCTACCCAACGGAGAGGCGGCAGACCATCCTACCTACGACGCATGGGAGTCAGCCTACGTGGGAATGATTGAGAAGATTGCCAAGGCAGGCAAGGCGCCGGTTCAGAAACGACTGGATAGCATTGACCAACTAAAGCAATGCAACCTTGAGGTTATTGAACAGCTAACCTTAGAGATGAGAATGGTTCTCAATACCAAGGTAGCCAAGTGGTTAGCACCGCTGCGGGAATCAGCTCAGGTATAAATCCCGTTCATGCTTGCGGCGTTTGACAAGGCCGGGGAGCTCTTTGCCCCCGGCTTTTGTCCATGCCATGAAGCCCTCGGCTGCGCCATCAAAGTCACCACGGTTATGCTTCATGCGGATAGTAGAACGTTGTAGATTACCTAGTCCGACGTTGAAGCTGAAGGACACCAGAGCATCGAAGCGGCCTTGGGTAAGTCCTTCTGGACAAAGTCTAAGTACGCCTCGCTCAAACGTAGCGAGGTCTTTTGCAAGTATGTCATCGACTTCAGCCATTGACAAAACTCTATCCCACCCATCAGGGATACTAAGTCCTTTGCGTTCATCTAGCTTTACCCTTATGTGATTAGGATCGATAACATGACCAACACCAACAGTCCACAGTAAAGCAGGACAGCGGTATGGACGAAGTCGTACTCCCTCGTCTTTTTTGATTTTTTCGATTGCATCCTTACTCACCTTCACTTCTTAGCCCAGCCCCTAGAGCCGAACCAGAATCCAATGATGCCGCCCAGCATGGCCATCTCGTCGCTTGAGAAGATAAGCTCGGCCACCTTCTCAACGTCGCCTACCGAAGCCACTAGGTGCGGCATGGTAAAGATGTTCCAAGCCAGCCATGCGTTGATTGCCACCAGCTCAAGCACAAAGATATAGGTCACGGTCGGTCGTACCGTGCCAACGTAGTTGACCACCCAAGTAGACGCACGCTCCATTACCTTCTTGTCATGGTCGAGAGCTGCGTTTTGCATCTGTGCCTCAGTCTGCATGGCAATCTGGTCAGTCCGGATTTCCTCTACCTTTTGCTGTGCAATAAAGCCACGCTCTGCCAAGGCCAGCTCACGCTCAGTCTGAATCTGGGCTAGCTTTAACTCTTGCTCTTTGTCAGATTTATCTTGGAAAAAATCTAAGACACGAGGCAGGCCAGAGATAAGTAAGCCACCGAGGGTAGAGA